AAGAGAGAGCCGGCAAAAAAGTTAGCCGAATGTGTAGATCGTACGGACTTCAGAGACTCCGTCTTCGGTCAGAGGGAAGGCATCAGTAGGACTGCCTCCCGACGTAACCGATGGCGAAGACTCACTTACTTCGAAGTAACCGTAGCCACGGGTTCCCTTGATACGATGCTTGAAGATATTAAGTCTCCCAGCACGCACAGGTAACATAGTGACAGGTCCGCGAACATTACTCTCTTGAAAGAGCAACTCCGCGACGGAGAGACGAAAAAGTTTTACCTTCTCCGCCGCATACGCTTTGTAAAGCGCGTACGCGTAATCCCCTTCGGGACTCCTTTCAGCGTCATCACGACGGTTGACAGGAGAGTGAGTTCTGAACGTAAACCCTGACCACCCCTTCTCCTTGTGCTGACGTTTCCGTAGCATTTGGTTAGAGGTTGTATGGAGGTGCCCATCACCGTATGCAGGCGGACCGTAGTCACGCAAGCTCGGATGAATAAGGCCAACGACGTAGGACGCGTCGTCATCCATACCGCGCGCTTTGTAGAAGTTATGAAGCGCGAACAGGGTACGCGGGGACACTCCCTTCTTTTGGAAGAAAGGCCTCACGTCGGTCCCAAGATAGTAATCACCTCCACAGGACTCGCGAAAAGGTCCTTTTAGGAAGGTCTTCCTCTCGTTGATGACAAATCCAAGAGCCGTGAAGACTTCACGCAGAAGTGCGTAGTCCGAAGACGGAAGGATTATATCGTCACCATATACGGCCAACCTTGAAGGGTCAAAGTCAACCATACATGCTCTAGCGAGACTATAAAAGATAAGAGTCTCTAACGGGAATGTGTACCCGTTACCCATGCTAGAGAACCACTGGACTTCGGCCTCACGGCCTTGCCAGTCAATGGAACCGGTCCTCCCCCTTGCGAGGAAGGTAGCCCAGTCCAAAGGGAGGAGCTCAAACACCACTTCCGTAGAAATGAGGCTCGAGGCATCACTGAGATCGACCGTTGCGGAGTCATCCGTCAACGAGGCCCGATGGGCCATATCCTGATTCCGACGTTGGTCAGTCAGGTCGATCCCCCAGCGCTTTAGGCGTCCGACGAGGTGGTCACCCACCGCCATCTGAAACATCCCGTTCAACACGGGCTCTGTGATGGCAATTCGGAGAGCCGTCGCCTTCTTGGGTACGAGATTCAGTTTGCCCGGATCGATTCGGACAGGGACTGAATCCCACTCTTCACCATCTTCGTCTACGCGAGTTAGAACACTCGCGCAGGTGGTGAGAGCGGGCATCTCCTCTAGCAAACGAACAGCTAGAGGAAATAGCTCCTTACTACACGATACACCCGCAGAAAGTTTCTCCCTGCGGGAAGCCGACCGCTTAGCAGTCAGCGTGGTACCACCCTTTCCAAACCGAAGCCCCAGGTGGGACAAAGTTGGAATGTCTCCAAGTATGCTCGCAATTGTTCGTTGTGCCTCATAAATAACACGAGACACACGGGGGGCAAGACTGACGTCCCCCTTGCGAACAGACCGAATGAAGTCATTTGTGGCTTTGTTCTTGGTCTGGATAACCTCGAAGTCGTCCTCGGCCTTACGCCGAAGATCTAGCCCAATATCTAGCCACTCAACCTTCTGGAAGAAGGCGAGCGCCTGGGCACAGTGGTAAAGCTCTTGTGGAGCCCAAACACTGCCGTACTCGAGTTTGACAGCACAAATTGCAGCGTAGTCCCCCGCAGCGATCAGCTTCAAGAGCTTCTCACCAAAGGAGCCTCCGCGCTCAGCGTGTCGCCGGGCCAACTCTCTGAGTAGATTGAGAGAGTCAACGGGTGAGAGATCCTCTACCCAGTTGCGTGGTTGATACACGATCGTTCCTCCATAAGAGTGATAAACGGCCCCTGAGAAACTTCAGAGTTAGCTCAAAGGAGAGGTCGAACGCAAAGCGCCTCACGGCGGGATGCGCGAGAGTTACGTCGGCATGAGGAGCTGATCGATCAGCTCCGGCACCGGACCGGTGGTCACCGGTGCAACAGAGGTCGCGATGCTGCCAGCGATGTTGATCGCAAGCTGACGCGACAACCGACGGCCTGTCACAAGCGAGCGCTCGTGATAGTACCCCACGACCTCGGTCGTGTCCACGTACGCCACCTTCGGAGGTGCCGTATACCCAGAAGAGTTCTGGCCCGCGATCGATTCCATGACAGGAACCTCGACACGGGTTGCAACTCGGAAAACGCCGGTGGGAAGGCGCTTCTTCTTCAGCGTGCACCGGATTTGCGCATAGTCGGGAACACCCGACAAGCTCTCCTTGTACGACGCGATGATGGACCCATCGGGGTCCCGGGTGACCGACTCACCGATCAGGGTATGGGTGACGGGGGTCGCTGCGCCATCGAAGGCGGTGATGTTGGCCAGTTGGCTCATCATAATCTCCAAAAGAGAGGGCTCCGCAAGATTGCGGGTTACCCAACTAGGCGTACCTCACCTAGGTTTTGCAACGGTTCTGCTAACGACACCTGCCAATAAGGCAAGAGAAGTAGCAACGTGCGTCACGGACGCCGCTTTTGATAGCGGCTTCATAGTCGGCCTCTCAACGCTCAAGGTGTTGGTCACCGTTCGCGTGATCTGGACAGAGGTCGTGTGGGTTACGCCGCCCACAATCTCGTAGTAGAAATCGCCACTCGTAGGCCACTTGCCACCACCTGTTATAGTGGGGCCGTAGACGTCCTTAGTGACAACCGTTTCCACGAAGGTTCCAGTCATGGAACTGGCCGATGCGCGTGCCTCTAACCACGTGCCGATAGGGCAGAGGTAGTCGAAGACAAAGGAGTAAGGAAGAACCTCCCAGGCAACGAGCTCCGGATGTTGAAGACCGAAAGAAAGGGTCGAATCAACACGCTCGGTCATAATTGCTATGATCGAGATGCGGTGGAGCTTTAACCGCCTCTTCAAGTACCGGCCGTGTGTCGGACCTGAAGATTCGCCCCTGCTGGTTTTCTGCACCTTGAGGCGCATGCTAGCGGGGGGGGTCATAGTCGATGCGGCAGCCTCAGCTGCGTTGAATGTGTCCGTTAGGAGCGGCATCCAACCGAGCTTCATCGCTAACCAATTTTGCGAAACATCGGAGTGCCAACCGGTCTTCGGTTTAGGCACATCCAAACGATGGCGCTCAGTGCCTCTCACGAGGTACTTCCACGCGTCTGCAAAACGACCTTTCTTGAGCGCCGCGAGGGAACGCGCAATAGAGGTTACGGACTCAGAGATCATGTCCAGGCTCTTAAAGCCTTCTGCGAACGTGATTGCGGGGTTGAAATCGCTGCCCCGCACCTTTGTACCCAATTGCGCAATCAGAGCATTCCGCTCATTGGCACCTAAAGTGCCAGTGGTAGGTTTGCCATACTGGTCGAGCAATGGTCCCGAGACATCGAAACCAAATTGAGTCAAAGGGGTATTTCTCCAAGCCCCGGGACCATTATTACTATCGGTGACATAACCGTAGTACATTTCCCGCCATTGGGTAACAGCATCACGCTGTTCCACAATCGTCTTCACGAAAGGATGCTCAGGATCCATCCTCCGGGGTGGTTTCCTCCAGAGGGGGTTAGGCTGACGGGATGAGATTCTCCGCCAAATAACCTTTCCCTTGCGCGTTTTACCGTCAGGTATCCAGCGCTTGACGTGAATCCACCGATGCACCCCCTTATTAAACGGGGGAGAATCGGCACCAGACCAAGTAACACGGCTATAGTAGCCCGTGGTACCATTCACCAGCCCGTTAGCAGGGTTGACCCATGGGACTAGAAAGTTTCTTATCTCGTCACCAATGGTCATAGAACCTCCGGGATATAAGCAAGTAGAGTAGGTTCTCTACAGGCACGGCACGGATCTCACATCCGTAGCCGCAAACGTACCTGGTAGCATTTTTATCCGGGATTTCAGCCCGAGTTGCCACTGAGCCATTTAGGCTCACTACAGTACGAAAGACCGCAAGGGCGGCCGCACAATTGCGAAC